ATTGTCGACTTTAAAAAAATGGTCGACAATTTAAATAATGATCTTATAGACTCTGGTTTCGACCAATATAAGTTTAAATTTATTCGACGAGGCGATAAAGCTTATATTGAAAGAGTCTAAGGGAATTTCGGTTCCCTTTCTTTTTATATAAATATGGTTATACTTTCGGAGGTATGCAATGAAACGCTTAAAAGGATACATCACAGAAATGTCAGCAGAAGAATTAGATGCAGAGTTTCTTAACAGAGCAATGGTACGTACAGCATTTAATTTAAATGCTAAAGATTTCGAATCATTGAAATATAAAAAAGAAATACAGCATTTATTTCACCTGCATTTCTTTCCATCATTGGACTTAAGTAAACTGCTAGACAAAGTTACTGAAAAGGGGCTAGATGCCGCAATTAAAGCAGTAAGAGCATCAAATCCAGCAAACTTCAATTCACTTTATAAGTATAATATTAAAGGAGTTGGTCCTGGTGAAGTGATGTTGTATTTTATATTGAATAATGGCCATCTAGGCGGTGGAAGTTCAGCTGGTCTAGACCTTGTCGATAAAGCTGGAAATTTTGAAGTAAAAGCAGTAGATTATTCCGCAGCCGGCAAATATGTAAATAACTTTAAAGTTGGTGGCACATTCTCTATGGCTAATATTATTAGAGGCGTTCAAGATTTAAAGAAACAAACTGGACTTGGCGCTGGATCTGAAGTTAATACTGGTGATTTAACAAAAATTGAACAACGCTTTCCAGATGCACTTAAAAAATTAAAACAGCAATATGTAGATTTGACATATGATGAGTACTTCAAAAATCATAAGATCATATTCTTATCTAACAAAACTGGTGGTGGTTTCCAACTTGGTGATTTAATTGCAATCAAACAAGTTCAAAAGAAAGATATTATGTTTGAAAGAATTACATCTGGAACAATTAAGCCTAGAGTTAAAATTTAAAATGGAAAACTTTAAAACACATATAACAGAACAAAAGAATACACATATGACTCACATTGAAGACAGAGTTCTTTATGGTGGAGTTAATGGTACGCGTCAAGCTATACTGGCTCTTAGAAATTTAAGAGACATGTTGAAAGGTGAACACGATGGTAATATATCTGTTAAGTGGGACGGCGCTCCTTCTGTTTTTGCTGGCATTGACCCTAGTGACGGTAAATTTTTTGTCGCCAAAAAAGGCATTTTTAATAAGAACCCTAAAGTATATAAGTCTCCTGCTGACGTGGATGCTGATACTTCTGGTGATTTGGCTGTTAAGCTTAAGCTCGCGCTGAAGCATTTATCTGGTCTTGGAATAAAAGGAGTCATCCAAGGGGATTTTTTATTTGGGCCTGGAGACGTTAAGAATAAAAAAATTAAGGGTGATGATTATATTACATTCCACCCTAACACTATTGTTTATGCAGTACCAGCAAACTCTGAAGCTTCAAAAGAAATTTTATCGGCAGAGATTGGAATTGTATGGCATACCAGTTATACTGGTAGTACCTTTGAAACTATGAAAGCTTCATATGGCGTAAATGTTTCAGCTTTGAAAAAATCAAAAAATGTTTGGTCTCAAGATGCGATGCTTCGCGACATGACAAAAGTAACATTATCTAAAAAAGAAACGGAGGAAGTCAATGCAGCCTTATCTAGTGCAGGGAAGTTGTTTAATCAAATCAGTGGCACAACACTGCGTCAATTGGAAGCGAACAAAGAACTCGCCACCCTCATTGAGCAGTTCAATAACAAATATGTCAGAAGAGGTGAGACCATACGGGATACAGCACGTCATACCGAGTTACTCATCAGATGGATCAAAAAGAAATTTACACGTGAGCGAATGGCACGTAAATCGGACAGGGGCAAAGCCAACGTCCAACAAAAACTAGATAATATTTTAAAGTTTTTTTCACAAAGTAATAAAAAATCATTAAAGTTAATGTTTGATTTGCAAAAAGTAATTATTTTAGCAAAATTAAAACTTATAAATAAACTTAATACTTTGCAAAAAATCAAAACATTTGTAAAGACTAGTAATGGATTTAAAGTAACCGGCGCAGAAGGCTTTGTTGCTATTGATAAATTAGGTGGTGATGCTGTAAAACTTGTTGATAGAATGGAATTTTCTTACAACAACTTCAGCAAAGATGTATTAAAAGGATGGGACAAACCGGGAAGAAACTAATGGCTAAGAAATTAGGTTTTAAAGATTTTTTAAATGTTGACTATGCACCAGGGATGCCTGATGAAGTCAAAAGAAACGCAAAGAAACGTAAAGTTGATGCACCAACCGGAAACACTAATGAAGAGTTAGAGGTTGATGAAGCTTTAGATCTTACACAAAGACGTAAGAGAGCAAGACAACTTGTAAAATATAAATCTCGTATTAAGATTGGCCGCGAACGCGCAAAAAGACGAGTAGCATCTCCAGCAAAATTAAAAAGACGTTCTAGAAAAAACGCTAGAGATATGATTGTCAAGAAAATTACAAAAGATATACCTAAAGGTGAGTTAACATACGCTCGCCGGCAAGAGATAGAAAAGCGTATGGAAACATCTGCTATGAAATCAAAAATTGATAGATTGGCCAGAAAATTACTTCCAAGCATTCGTAAAGCTGAATTAGCAAAGCATCGAGGTAAATCTCAAAAATGATTAATTCATTTAGCCAATATTTAATTGAAGAACAGAAAACTGTTTATTTTACATTTGGTAGATTAAATCCGCCAACAATGGGCCATGAGATGCTTTTAAATAAACTTGCAAAAGCTGCAGGTAAAAATCCATATAAGATTTATCTTTCTAAATCTAATGATCCAAAAAAGAATCCATTGTCTTATAATGATAAAATTAAATTTGCTCGTAAAATGTTTCCAAAACATGCACGGCAAATTATTAAAAATAATAAAATCAATACAATTATGGATATTGCTTCAGCTCTTTTTTCTGAAGGTTATATAAACGTTGTCATGGCCGTTGATGGCCCTCGTTCTCGTGAGTTTGATATTCTATTAAACAAATATAATGGAGTTAAAGGCAGACACGGATTTTATAACTTTAAGTCAATTAAGTTTGTTAATGTTGGTGAGCGTAATGATTCGTCTGAAGGTATTGACGGAGTCTCAGCCACTAAACAACGTAATGCAGCAAAGGATAATGACTTTGTAGCATTTACACAAGGTCTCCCTAAATCAATGTCAAATAAAGATGCGAAGCAATTATTTAATGCTGTTCGTAAAGGCATGGGATTAAAAGAAGCAAAAGAATTTAAACGCCATATTCAATTAGAACCAGTTTCAGAATTAAGAGAAGCTTATATTCGTGATAATATTTTTGAAGAAGGTGAACGAGTTGTTATGACTAAAAAAGGTATTGTTGGGAACATCAAATATCTTGGTACTAATTATTTGATTGTAGAGTCAAAAGGCGAAACATGGAGATGCTGGCTAGATGAAGTTTCAAAGGTAGATCCAAATGCTAGACCACCACACGTAGAAGCTGATTATGGAGCAACTATAGACGCTGGACCATATAAATTAAGCGAATCAGTGGATTGGGTATGTGGTAAATGTAATTGTGAACCTTGTAGATGTAGTGAAATTAATGAAGCTCAAAAGTGGAAAAAAGGTGGACCTGACGGAGAAATTCATACTCAGCATAAAGGTACAACCTGGAGAGTTCGCAAAGATTATAACCATAATGATCGTCATGTTGGTGAATATCGTATCGAGTATAAAAAGAAAAATCCATACGGTGCCCACGATTGGGAATGGCATGATACAGTTCAGGGTAAAGAGCATGCTAAGTCACGTTTGCCAGAAGCAAACCAACCTGAATGGGGAACACCTGAGTCAACTAAAAAAGCAAAAGGTATTACTCCTGGTGAAAAGAATGAAGGGCTTTGGGATAACATCCGAGCACGTCGTGCTGCTGGAAAGCCAAAATTAAAACCTGGTGATAAAAACTATCCAAAAACTTTGAAGATAGAAACTCAACAAGATCCAGATATTAAAGATCGCCCAGGTTCGCAGCCTGCTGGTTATCATAAAGGATTGTCTAGAGCACAGAAAATTGCTAGAGATAGACAATTTAAACGCCAGACCAAAATGAGCGATAATGATCCAAAGGCATATAAGCTAGCACCGGGTGATAAAACAAGTAAAACAAGATTATCAAAACATACTCTAAAGTATAGAAAAATGTATGGAGAAGACTAATGCAAAGCTTTAAGACATTTAGTGAAAATACTGAAGGGCTAAAAAATAAAGCCGAAAAGTCAGGTATGCCTCTTGGTGTTCTTCGGAAAGTATACAACCGTGGAGTTGCTGCTTGGAGAACTGGTCATAGACCTGGTACAACTCCTGAACAATGGGGTATGGCAAGAGTAAATTCATTTGTAACTAAATCTTCCGGAACATGGGGCAAGGCAGACAAAGATCTGGCGGCGAAAGTAAGAGGCTAAAATGGAATACGATTTAAGATCCCACTCAAATAAAAGATTAGGAAGCATCCTAGCTAATCCTAGACATCCAGCTCATTCTGCAGCAAAAGCTGAGCGCGATAGGCGTCTTGCTATGAGAAATGAAGCATACGATGAGCCTCAAGGGCAAGCAAAAAGAATGATGTCACCATTACAGAAAATGAGAATGGATAAAGAAAAAGCTGATCGTGATCGTGATGGTAAACTAAAACCAGGTGTCGTAAAAAGAGGTAAGTCAACCATGAATAGACTAAAAGATATTAGACAAAGAGCTGATGCTTTTGCTGTTAAATCCCGTAAAGAAGAAGTTGATCTTGATGAAATGAAGGATGAATGGAAGACTGATACTGGATGGAAAAAACCAGAAACTATTAGAAAAGATAGATTCGGAAATGTGATTAAGAATCTTCCCAAACATCTTGCGAAAGCTGCGGCTAAAAAATCTGCTGAAATGAATAAAGAAGAAGTAGAACAAGTTGATGAAGTTCTAGATCGTCCAGGTGCAATGGATAAGTATCATAATAAAGCTAAAGCGCAAAGCGACAGGGCACGCAACTCTGCAACAGCTAAAATTCTTCGTGGTAATTCTGACATTTCAAAAGAAAAAGAAACTATCCGCAAGCGCGAAAAAGGTATGGACATGGCTACAAATGTGAGAGCCAAACAGTTTCGCAGAGCAGTTACTGGTAGGCCTTATGGCGAAGCAGTTGAAGAAGACATGAATCCTTATCTAAAGCATTCCACAGATAAATTAAAAAATAAGCATGCTAGTTTTAGTAGACAAATTGGTGATCTTCAAACTAAAAAATTAAAAGGTGCAAAAAATCCGTCTATTGATCAAGAGATTGCTAAGTATCAACAAAAACTGCGGCATGTAAAAAATGCGATGAAAAATGAATCGATTGAAGAAGCAAAGCGTAAAGGCGCTCCAAAGATGCAAGGTGATTGGCTGAAGAAAGAGCGTGAAAAGAACCGTGCTCATGATGCAGCGATGGGTCGTACACCAACCGGTCGTAAAAAACCAGAACGCGCTATGACTTCTACTCAGCGTTCACTTGCTAAAATGCGTGCTGAAGATGTTGAATACGTAAATGAAAAGAAACTTACACCTAAAGAAGTTAAAAGAGCTTTAGCATCTATTAAACCTCCTAAGAAAAAGCCAACACTACCAAAAGCTCCCTGGGAAAAAGAAAAGACAGAAGAAGGATTTGTGTCTCATGCACAGCGTAAAGCAGTATGGGCTACTAAAAAAGATGGTGGTAAAGGTCATCCAGATAATAAAAAGAAAAATGAAGCTTATGTTCCAGAAGGACTAACTGTTGGTGATGGTATGGGTTCTTGGATCAAAGATTTCCAAGCATCTGATGCTCCACAATTCGCAGGAAAATCTCAAAAGAAAAAAAGAGATATGGCGATTGCGGCATATTTAGATGCAAAGAGAAGTAAAAAAGAATCAGTAGAAGAAGCTTCTGTTATCAATGGGAAAAAACAAGACCCTAATAGCACTAGATGGAAAAGCACTTCTTTGTCCCATGCAGATGCGGTTGCAAAACATGGAAAGGATAATGTCCGTAAAGGAATGTTTAAACGTGGAGATGGAAGTCATGATGTTCAAGTCAAATCTAAATTAGGCGAAGAAAATATAGACGAAAAAAAAGGTCTGACAATCCCTAAGTTTAGAAGTGCTTTATATAAAGGCGCAAAAGCATTAGGTGATGTTCAAGCTGTAAAAAAGAAAAAAGTTGGTAAACGTATCGGTAGAAGAGTTGTTGGAAAAATGGCCGGAAGACTTTTAGGAAAGATGTTCAGATGATTAAGTTTAGGGATTTCACTAATCATAATTCATCTACTAATCTTGGTGGGACTGAAACGTTAAAAAAAGACCTTGAGGCAATGAAAAGGAAGCTAGCAACAGAAGCTAAAGATCCTGGTGAATATGACTACGAAGGTGAGATGGCAAAGGTTCAACTTAGAGCTATGATCGATCAAGCAGAAGACTTAGTCGAAAAGTTTGAGGACAACGAGAACTTGCCTGAATGGGTACAAAATAAAATCACAAAAGCTTCTGACTATATCAAAGATGTATATTCTTACATGGAAGGTCAAGAGGACGAAGAAGAAGACGATACGCAAAATGAATCTGCCACGAATGTGAGTGAGGAAAAACATCCAGCACTAAAAAGAGCTGGAGTTTCTGGATTTAGTAAGCCAAAAAGAACATCAGGGCATCCAACTAGTAGCCACGTCGTTGTTGTAAGAGATGGTGGTAAAGTAAAAACAATTCGTTTTGGCCAACAAGGCGTATCTGGATCTCCTAAGAAAGAGGGAGAATCAAAATCATATGCAGCCAGAAGAAAATCATTTAAAGCTAGACATGCTAAAAATATAGCAAAAGGAAAATCATCTGCTGCGTATTGGGCAAATAAAGTAAAGTGGTGATATATGGCACAAAAATCAAAATACCTTTCAAACACTCGGATTGCTGAAAAAATAGATGTATCGGAAGGTAGAGTTCTTAACACAGATTATATCCATAAGTTTGGCAGAAATCCAAATGTGGGTGGTGCACCTGAAACTATTTGGATGCAAGGTGGAGTTTACGAATATTTGACTTCTCCTTCTACTGTTTATGCTACAAGTGATAATGCTGCTGATGCTGCTGCTGGAACTGGAGCAAGGACCGTTACAGTTCAAGGATTGGATGTAAACTATCTTAATGTACAGGAAACATTAACAGTAGGTGGACCTGCTTCAACAGTAGAATTTTTAAGAGTGTTCCGAGCTTTTGTTGCCGAGTCAGGATCTGTTGGAACAAATGTCGGTAATGTGTTAATTACAACAGGAGCTGGTGGAAGCGGAACAGTATTAGCAGATATTGGCACCATAGGAACTGGAACAACTTTTGGATTAGGGCAGACACAACTTGCTTTATATACAATTCCAGCACATTGTACTGGATACTTAACAACTTGGAATGTTGGTATAGGAGCTTATAACAATAGTGCTACGGTTTCGTTGTATACTCGAGTATTTGATACTGGATATCTGAGTTTTAGAACAAGAGATATTATGGATGTGCCTGGAGGTTATCACACAAGAAATTATGGTATACCATTGAAAATCCCGACAAAAACTGATATTGAAGTAAGGGGTATTGCTTCAACTGGTACTTCAATTAGTGCATCTTTTGATCTTATACTAGTGAAAAAATAAATGAACTTTTTCGATATTATCTTAACTAATAAATAATTATAAATAAGATTAAACTTAAAGAGAAAATAATGGCAGAGACTACAAATAATCGACTGGATCGTATCGAAGAAAAGCTCGACAAGCTTGGTGATGTAATAGTCTCTATTGCTCGCTTTGAAGAGAAGATGGATGCTTATAATGAGTATCGTGAACGATCATGGGAACGTATGAACAAGTTTTCAGAAAAACTTGACATAATAGAAAAAAAAGTTGAAGATAACTGTCGTACGGTACACACAATAAACAAATTATTCTGGATAGGATTAATAGCTATTTCAGGATCTATCGCAGCCCAATTATGGATGTAAGGAAACAAAAATGAAAACAGAAGATATTAAAAACATCGCGAGGGCTTGGCAACAGGTCCAAGAAAAACTAACTGGTAATCAACATAAAATTGACCATAATAAAAATGGAAAAATTGATGCTGGAGATTTTGAACACCTGCGCTCCAAAAAGAAAAAAGTTGGAGAAGATGAAGAAGTAGAAATCAATCCTAAAATGAAAACAAAGAAAAAAACAGATACAGAAATGGCTACTGAAGCCAAACTTAGTGAAGGCGTGACGAGTAGAGATGCAATCGACGAGATTTCAAAAGATCTGGCTCAGCGTTATTATACTAAATCATACGATGCTCAGCGAAAAGCCATGAATACCATGATCGATACTGAAAAAGCGAGAAAGCCTGAAAAGAAAAAAGCATATGATGACGCCAGAGCAACATTCCGCAAGCGTGGAAAAGGCTCAGACATGGCTGCTAAGCGTTTAGCCTATAAAGGTAAAAATGAAGAAGCAGAGCAAATCGACGAGATCTCTATGGATAAAGCAACTCGTACTTATGCAGCTCGCAAATCTCAAGCACAATCAGCGGCTCATCAGGGTTCAATGGATTATGCTAAAAAGCAAATGGCAAAAGCTCGTAAGACAAAAGCCTACATGGATAAACGTGAATCAGTAGAGCAAGTCGACGAGATCTCAAAAGATCTAGCAGGTCGTTATATCAAAAAAGCTCAAATAGATACAGCACACGCAGGCGATCAAATTGCTACAGGGAGCATGGGTCAAATGGGTGCATCTCCTGATGTTAAAAAAGGTTATGAAAAGCAACGCCAAAGAGGTATTGCTAAACTCGTTCGCCGTCGTATGGGTACGTCAGATGCTGTTCGTAAACTAACCGGTAAAGCTCGTGTTGCAGCAACAGAAGAAACAAATGAATGGCCAATTTATGCACGTATCAAAGAAGCTCGTGATGCGCATATGAAAGGTGCTACGCCACCAGAAGCAATCGACTCTAAAGCTTCAAAGGGTGAAAAAGATTTTAAGGCAATGCATAAGGTAGATGACAAACGTGGAATGGAAGATCAATCACATGATGATGTTTCCAAAGCAGGTCGTGTAACTAAAAAGGCTCCTGGAAGAAATGGAGATAATAAAGCTGGTGATAAAATGCAAGCGCCAGTAGATACAACGAAAGGTTAAGATAATGATTAAAGGTCCAAAAGGTGCAGTTCCAACTCTGCGTGGATGGGCTCATGAACGTACTGGTGAGCTACTTAAAAGTCAAAAAATTTCTCAAAAAGCAATTGATGAATGGTATGGAATACGAGTTGAAGAACATGTTGAGCCTGCTCCAGAACCAGTTGTTGAACCAATTATTGTAGATGAAAATGATGTTATTTCTGATTTAAATGAAGATGGTATAATTGATGAATTAGAAAGCATGACAAAAAATGAATTAGAAGAATATGGTAGAGAACACGGTGTCGAACTAGATCGTCGTAAGAATAAAAAAACAATGATTGAAGATTTGAGAGCGCATTTAGAGACTTAAATGAATGAAATTTGAGCTGACAGAAGAAAATCTTTTCTTATATGCAGCCAAGAATTATTATAATCCTAAGTATATTGATGCTGAATCGTTTGAAGAAGATTTAAAAAGATTTAAATATATTAAAAGACTGTGTAATAGATATATAGAATCTGATAAATTATCTGAAAGACTTTTATTGAATCATTTGATCGTAGTGTTTAATGTTTTTGGTGTTGAAGCTGCAAAGAAAATATTGAATTTAAAATTAGATAATGAGCATTGGCCAATAGTAAAACCATTTTTATTATATCTAAATTATATTAAAAATAATGAATATGTCGATGTATCTATGGATCAATATGTAGTAAGCGCTTTAAGGAAAATTTGATGGGAATAATTAAAAGAGCTGGTGACTTAGTCTATACGTTTAGATTTTTAAGGCTTCTTACAACTAATTTTGAAGATACCGAAGCTTTTAAATTAGGCATCATTGATAAAGATGGTAAAAGACTAAAATCTTTCAATCTAAACGACATGGAGAATAGAGATAATTATAGAGATTACTATACTCCATTCCACAGACTAGTCTTTAATATAAAAAAATTACTTTCTAAAGCTCCTGGTGGGGATACTAAAATTGCATCTTATGCAGCAGCTTTATATTTACTTAAAGAAAAATTTGGTGTAAGTGAAACTCAGATAGAGCATGGTTTAAAAAAATCAGGTATAAATACAATTGATTTTATGACCGAAGGATCTAAATGGTTTTTGCTTGAAAACAATCAACTGTCTCCAGGACGTTATAAAATTAAACATGCTAAAGTTTTATCCAATACCCTAGATGATATTGTCAGAGAAAAAGATTGGATTATAGTAGGTGAAGATGCATATCCAATTGGAACCATTTTTGGATTAAATATTTATGAAGTAAAACACAAAAGCACAAACCAAAATATTTATGTAACAGTAGACGAGTTGTTAGCATGACAAAAATTAAAGAAGAATCACCGGCAACTTCTATTGGAAACGCTTCAGTTTCTTTACCACCAACAGCTAAATTTAATCCAAAGGTTGTAGTTGATCGCCGGCATAAAAAAGGTAAAACTGTTTTACTAAAAAGGTTCAGAAAGTATATGGACGATAAAAATGGCTAAATTATATTTGATGCTACTTTTAGTAAGTTTATTCAGCGGAGTTGGATATGCTGGATATTCTTATTATATGTGGTCTCAAGAAACAATTGGAACTTTACGTGAAAATAATGTAAAGTTAAAGACAGCTGCAGAGACACTACAAAACACTGTAGAAAAAATGGCAGCTGATGCTAAAAAGAATGAAGAACTAAATCGTAACTTGACTAAAAGATTGCAACAATCGCAAGAACACCTAGACAAATTAAGAGGTGTATTTGCTAAAATTGATTTGACTATGGAGGCATTAACAAATGCACAAGGACTTGAAGACAGAGTTAACAACGCCGTTAACAAACTTATTGGGCGGATCCAAGATGAAACTACTCCTCCTAGCGATGAGCCCGCTTCTACTGACAGCGTGCGGGGTGAGGACGCCGGAGCCGGAAGTAGTAGTAACAACTGAATACCAGGAACAAAATATTCCTATTCAAGAACGACCTAAAGCTGTAGAGTTTCCTCCAGTTGATTGGTATGTCATAACAGAAGAAAACCTTGAAGAAAAAATTCAAGAAATTAATTCAAAAACTGGTAATGTAGTTGTCTTTGCTATTACACCAAAAGGTTATGAAAATCTTGCACTTGGTATTGCAGAATTGCGGCGCTATGTAAAAGATCAGCAAGCAATCATTGGATATTATGAAGAAGCTTTAACTCCTACTGAGCCTACTCCATCCACTTCAGAAAATCAGTAGATTTATTATAACACATATTTTTAAGATGTAAACATGCTAAATGAGCTGAGTGATTATTTTTTTAGTAATAAAATCTATGAAAAACTTCATATTGACAAAGAAGGCTCTTTAGAAGAAGATGATAAGTTTTCTTTTGATACGCCAAGAGTAGTATCTCCAAATTTTTGCTCATCAATGATTTATTTTGAGCCATTTATTTTTGATTGGTGTCAACAAGTAGCATCAATAACAAATGCAATAGGGACTGCGTTAGCAGTATACTATCCACCTGGAGGCTATCTTGGCTGGCATACAAATGATGATTGTGTTGCTCATAATTTAATACTAACATATAGTGCTTCTGATAAAAGTTATTTTGAATCAAGACAAAAAAGAATATATGATACTAAAGGATGGTCTATAAAAATTAATGAATTTAATAGAGATTCTTCTTGGCATCGAGCTATAGCAATAGACCATCGGATAACTTTTGCTTTCATCTATGATACTAAAGAAAAAAGGGATATAGCAGTAAAAAAATTCAATTTTACCGATGTTCAAAATTGGAAATCAAATATATAATACTACCAGAAAATAATGCTACTAATATGCGCAAACAAATTTTGTGCATGTTATTTTTTACACATTTAAAGAGGTTCTCTCCATGCTAAAAGTTGTTCCATCAAATTCAGACGTAAATACAAGACACCTAATGTCACAAACAAAGTTT